GATCACCGTGATGGCCGATTACAGCGAAACCCCGCAGCCGGAGTGCGGCTGGGCGATCGACTATGACGACCTCAAGTTGATGCAGTTCTACGTCCGCAACGTGACACGGCCTGAGTGGACTCGGTTCCAGCTGGACCTGATCCAGCACGAGCCGAGCAAGTTCGACGCCATCGACCACGGCACCATGATCGACGACAGGCCAATCAGCGTGTTGCCGCCAGGCGTGCAAGAGCCTCCGGCCCGCGTGCTGATCAGCAGCCATTCCGCCGTGGACCAGGGCATCGCGCTCACCACGATGACCATTGGCTGGGATGCTGCACCTGATGCAGTAGCCTACGATGTGGAGTGGCGCTGGAATTCGCGGGACTGGGTCAAGGTGCCGCGTACCGGAGAGTTGGCCGTCGATGTGCGTGGGGTCTATGCCGGTCAGTACCTGGCCCGAGTGCGCGCCGTCAACGCGATGGATGTTGCGTCGATCCCGACGGCCTCCATGCTCACTGACGTTGAAGGAAAAACGACGCCGCCACCCGCTGTCTCGTTTCTGCGAACCGTCTCTGAAATCTACGGCATTCGTCTCGAGTGGGGCTTCCCTGCTGGCGCCGAGGACACTGCTTACACCCAGGTCGAGATGTCCTCCGAGAGTTCCGGTATGAACCCTCTGGAGCTAGGGATGTTCGGCTACCCAACGAACACATACCTGCACTCAGGCATGGCCGCCGCAGTGGTGCGTTACTTCCGCGCCCGTCTCGTGGATCGCTCGGGCAACGTCGGCCCCTGGACGGAATGGATCTACGGACAGTCGAGCGCGGACGCCAGCGCGATCCTCGACTACATCACAGGGAAAATCACCGAAATCCACCTCGGCGAGCAGCTGCTGGGCGAGATCGGCAAGATCAGCGGCGACGGCCCCGGCTCGGTCAACGAGCGCTTCAAGGCCGGCGACCAGGCGCTACAGAGCCAGATCGACTCGCTGTCCGCGCAGCTGGCTGACCTTGCAGGTGCAGAGGATTGGAAACCCGATCAGCCGTACTTGCTGGGCTCCCTGGTCAAGCACGAAGGGAAGCTGTACAGGGCGAAGGTTGATGTTCCAGCCGGTACGCCGGTGACCGACGCCACGTTTTGGGAGTACTTGGGCGACTACGCCAGCCTGGGCGACATGGTCGCGGCCCTGGCTGTCCGCCTGGACGGCGTCGAGACCAGCGTCGAGGAAATCAACGGCGAGCTCACCGCCATGGCCAGTCGCATACTGGGTGTGGAAGCGGCCGTGTCACCGAAGATGGCCGGCGCCACCGGCGGTTGGTTCCCTGGCGAAACCGGCTCCTACGCCGGCGCCTGGTCGATCTACTCGGCGTTCGCCCAGGCCGACATGGCGATCGCGAAGCAGGTCACCGAGGTCAAGGCCCAGGTCGACGGCAACCTGGCCCGCGTGGTGCGCAACGTAGAGACCCTGACCGACGATGTGTCGGCTCTCGCCCGCGACAACGAAGTGCTGACGGCCCAGGTCGGCGAGACGAAAGCGCTCGCAGAGGACACGGCAGAGGTGGTGGTGGGGATGGATGGCGAGCTTCGCGCCACCCGAAACATCAAGGTCGGCGTCGATGTGAATGGTCGCTACTACGGGGCCGGCATGGGCGTCAGCGTGGAGAACACGCCGGAAGGGATGCAGTCCATGGTCATCTTCCTGGCTGACCTGTTCGCTGTCATGCACCAGCCTGGCGGGAATCCGAAGTCCGTGTTCGCGCTCCAAAACGGCCAGGCGATCATCAACAGTGAGATCGTCGGGGAAAGCACGATTGGTACGGCCAACATCGCGAACGCGGCGATCACCGAGGCGAAGATCCAGAACCTAGCGGTCAGCACGGCGAAGATTGCCGACCTGGCGGTGAACACCGGCAAGATCGCCGACCTGGCTGTCGACACGCTCAAGATCGCCGGCCGGGCGGTGACATTGCCCGTCAGTTACTACAGCGCTGGCGTTCAATCGGTCGGGGGCATTTCGGGGGCGGCGAACTGGGCGACCATCTCGACCATCACCTACATCAGCACGGGGCAGCCTGCCCTGATGAACGTGTCGAACCAGTACTGCGGGACGTTCTCCTGGCCAGGCGGCTACTGGCGGTTGTTGATAGACGGGGTGGTTGTAACTTCTGGACGTTGGCTCGGCGCATCAACCTCAAGTTCTGCTTATAACGGCGTGCCAGCCAGCTCAATCAGCTTGAACATGATCCTGAACATGGCATCGGGTAGCCGCACCGTTACCTTCCAAATGAGCCCTGACTTTAGCCCAAGCGCTGCGCTGTACACAGACAACCGGGCGATGACAATCATGGAGGTCAAACGTTGAACATTGTTGAGCATGATGAGTCTGGGCGAATCCTTTCCGTCATCAACTACCCAACCAGCGATCAGGCAGTCTCTGAACTTGAAGAGTACCGCGACCGACTTGTTCTTCCCCAGGGCTACGTCATCGATTGGGACAGGCACTATGTCGCAGATGGAGAGATTGCTGAGCGTCCGAGTATGGGCGCTTATCTGGATGGGGCGATCATCAAAGGCGTGAAGTCGGGAGCCTCTATCACTATCGATGGCGAGAAGTACGAGGCCGACGGTACGGACATTGAGTTGTGGTTTGATCGTTCGGGCTTGTTCCGGATATCAATTTCTCTTTGGCCGTACGCTGACTTTGAGGTGACGTATGAAAATCGAACATCGGTCCAACTATGAGGCGCTGCGCGCTGCGGCGTACCCGTCAATCGAAAGTCAACTTGATGACTTGTGGCATGCAATGCATCGCGGCGAAATCCCGATTGCGGAAAAATTCTACGAAAACATAAAGGCCGTGAAAGAGCGGCACCCGAGGCCGGAGAGTATTGATGGAGCATAAGTTGCTGATGTTGGCGAGCGCCCTGGTCTTGGGCGGATGTGCCAGTGGGTGGGCGGAGTACCGCGACAAGCACGAGTGCCGGCCGACGGAGGAGTTGCTGAAGAAGCACGAACTTGTCACCGAGCAGAACACCGTGACGGTGACCGGCGTTGCCCCTTCGTTCGCTCCTTCCGTGTCGGTGCGGGTCAAGACCTACCGAAAGTTCAACTGCAACAACGGCTCGATCTGGGGGCCGGCGTTCTAACTGTCTGGAGGCTTTATGGCGCTTGAGCAAGTACGGCTGGGCACGCCGCCCAGCGGCTCGGACGGTGACGATCCGCGCACCGCATTCACGCGGATCAACAACAACGCGAAGCTGCTCGATGACTCGGGGGTAACGGGAGCAGTTGCACGAGAGGTTGCGAACTACAATGATGCAACCCAGCCAGGCCGATGGATCGGAACTGCGACCGCGACTAATCGTCCTACCGGCTTCGGCCGCGCCAACATTGCAGTTTCTCTCCTCCATGATGGCACCATCACGCAGGAGGCTGTGGATGTCACTTCTGGACGATCATCATCGCGCTCCTACAACCCAGCTACATCAGCCTGGACTACTTGGCCGAAGGCTGTGTTCGCTGGAGACTACGGGCTAGGTACCGCGGGTGCTAGCCCGGAGGCTACAAACCTCAATGCAATAGGTACGAGCGGCCTGTTCAGGCTTTCTCCTGGGGCAAGTGGTGCACCCGTAGGAATAAGCTACGGCACAATTCTCCATCAGTCGTACGAAATTACGTCTAACAACTGGACCCAGCTTGTCCAGTCCATGACCTCCCCCCGGCTCGTGGCTCGTTCAAGCATCAATGGGTCAATATCTCAAGCGGAGCTTTATACTACTGCCAATGTTGTTGGTGCGGTGGCACAGGCAGGTGGGTTGGTAGCTGGTGCGGTTATAGAGCGGGGCTCAAATAGCAACGGGTCATATGTGAAGTTTGCCGATGGCACTATGATCTGTTGGGCCTCTCCGTTAATGTCTAGTGTTCCTGCTAACTCAACTGGCAATATGCTGGTTGTCTTTCCAAATACTTTTGTCGGTGAGATGTCAATCAATGCCAGTGTAGAGCCGTTTCTCAATTGGGATCACTATGGATACATCGGCTATTCGGGTGTAAGCGGTCTAAGTTGTAACGTGTTTGTAAGGAATGGCGGGACGGCGGCCCAGCAGTTCGTGGTCAGGTACGTGATTATTGGAAGGTGGTACTGATGTTAATTAAATTCTCCCCCGTCCGAATGAATGTTGAAAAATTCATTCTCGCCGTCGATATTGATTCAATCATGATCAATGGTGATAAGTTCGATTTCAGCTCACTGAATGAAGGTGATGTGCTGCCGGCTGGCGCCGTTGATTCTCAATGGGTGATTGGTGAGGTCACCCGGCGAGAGGGGCAGGTCGAACTGACAATCGTTCTGCCGCATGGGCCAAATGCACCGCACGAGCGTCGGTTCCCTGATCCGGTTTCCATCACCGAGGCCGGCAAAGTTGACCTGCCGCCCTACGATGAACCACCTACGCAACCCGGACTTCCCGAATTATCAGCCACTGACGAGGTCGCCAATGGGAACGATTGACTGGTCCAAGCGTATCACCGCCCAGATGATTGCAGAGCGAAAGGTCCAGGAGCTGCTGGCGCAAACCCAGGCCGAAACGGCCAGGCTGCGCAAGGTGGCTGACGACGCCATCGCGCCCTTGCAGGATGCCGTAGACCTGGACGAAGCCACCGAGGCTGAGGCCCTGCGGCTGAAAGAATGGAAGCGCTACCGCGTGGCGCTGAACCGGCTGCCCGAACAACCTGGTTATCCCACGTCGATCGACTGGCCCGCGCCGCCGGCCTGATCCTCATCGAACCCACCGACCGCCCATGAGGCGGTATTTTTTTTGCCTGGAGAAACACGCATGCCGATCACCGAGCAGCAGCTGCTGCAGATCTTTCCCAATGCCCGCCCAGTCGCGGGCATTTTTGTACCCGCCCTGAACCGCGCTATGGCGCGCTGGAAGATCGACAGCCCAGTGCGCCAGGCCGCCTTCCTTGCACAGGTCGGCCATGAGTCTGGCCAGCTACGCCGCCTGGTGGAGAACCTGAACTACAGCGCCGAGGCGCTTGTGCGAACCTGGCCAAGCCGGTTCACCGCGCAGAACGCCGGCGCCTACGCTCGGCAGCCGGAGAAGATCGCGAACCGCGTCTACGGTTGCCGAATGGGAAACGGCCAGGAAACGTCTGGCGATGGCTGGCGGTACCGTGGACGCGGCCTGATCCAGCTGACCGGGCGTGACAACTACCGCGCCGCCGCCCAGGCCGTGGGCCTGCAGCTACTCGAGCAGCCTGAACTGCTCGAGCAGCCCGAGCATGCGGCCCAGTCCGCCGCCTGGTGGTGGGCCACCCACGGCCTGAATGAGCTGGCCGACGCCGGCCGCTTCAGCGATATCGGCAGCATCATCAATACCGGCAAGCCGGGCAGGGTGCCGCACGGCGCGGCCGAGCGGAAAGCGCTGTATGACCTGGCCGTGCAGGTGCTGGCGTGACTGCCTGGGCGCTGCGCTTCACCGGGGCCGGCCTGCTGATCCTGCTCGGCATGGCCGTGGGCGCCTGGGCCGCCACCCACCACTTCCGGCCTCTGCTGGACGATCAGCAGGACCTGGCCACGCAATGCGCCGCGGCGCGGGATAACCTGGCCGGCCTGGCGCAGGAGCAGGGCAAGGCCCTGGGCGCCATGACCCTTGCCGCGAACGAGCGCCAGGCCAGGGCGAAGCAGGCCGTGGACGAGGCTGCGGCCAGCGCCCATGGCGACTTCGTCGCGGCGAACCGACTGCAGCAGGAGCGCACCGGTGGCGACCAGTGCGCGGCCGCCGCCTCAATCATCGACAAGGAGCTTGGCCTATGAGGATGATGTCGGTCTTATGCGCGCTGGCGCTGGCGGGCTGCGGAGGGCGCATTGAGCCGCAGGTGCAGTATGTGCGCGTCGAGGTGCCAGTGCAGGTGCCGTGCCATGCCCCGGAGGTGCCTGCACCGGCCTGGGCGGCTGCCGATCTGCTAAAGACCGACAGCCTGGAGGTGAAGGTAAGGGCGCTGCTGGCCGAGCGTAGGCAGCGACTAGGTTACGAAAAACTCCTTCTTGCTGTCGTACAATCTTGCCAATAAGCGCTCACCATGGAGAAAGCAATTGTCATCTAAAAAAACGATGCTAGAGAATGCCCAATTAATTTCGGCCATTCTCTCTGCCATAGCAATCCCTGTTGTTCTCGGGCTTATCGGCTACACCGTTCAGCGGAGCATTGCAGAGGACGGAATTAAGAAGGACTACCTTGCTATGGCCGTGACAATGCTTCGTGACGACGATAAGCGTTTGGATCCCGAACTCAAGGCATGGGCTACAGCAGTTGTTTCTAAATATTCGCCTGTGCCGTTTTCTCCATCAGCCGAGGAAAAGCTCGCACGCGCACTCTACATCATGCCCGCAGTGCCTCCGCTAGATGAGGTGGCAAGGCAGCCAGAGATAGGTGCCCTATGTGAGAGGGGGTGCACAGCAAGCGTGACTCAGAGAATGGAGGCGTGGAGCAGGACGATGGCAGAAGCGAATGATCGTGAAGCAGCTGAGGTTTTTGCTGCCATTCTTGATCAGTCCGTTCAGGTAAATAAGGATCTTGCGTTAGCGCT